TTCTGGCCCATCTGCCCTGCGGCGCCGGTCATCACGTTTGTGGCGGATTGACCTGAACTCATCAGCGATTGCAGCGGGTTTAACTTGTTGGAGCGATTTATCTGATAGCGGTTAAATGCGTTCTGATATTCTTCGCTTGCTAAATTCTGCCCAAATCGTGTTATACCTTTTAGGTTAGACCCAGATTCCAACATACTGCGCGCGGCTGCTGACCGCTGTAGCGCCTTCATGCCTTCCGCTTGTCGAAACGCATAGCCGGGGTCTTGCTCAAAGTCAGACATACCGAAAGACTTACCGAGGCTGCCGTAGCCCGCGGCGGTCTTGTCGCCGCCGATACCCAGCAACTGCATAATCTCATTTTGCGCCGTCAAACCACCTTGACGAAACGGCTCTTGTAAAGCCTTTTGTTCCTCAAACATACGCCGTTGGGCGGCATTGGCATCCTGCGACGCTTGAACTTGCGCCTTAGATGCTTTCTTAGCTGCGCTGCTAGCCATTAGACCGCCGCCGATTGATCCTGCGGCGCCAATACCGGCTGCGATTACTGCTGTTGGCATTTTGGTAACTCCATCTTATAAAGGTCGTATGCCGACCCAAGGGTATATATCATTTCGCCTGTGGGTTGCATACCCCCCTTGCGCGCGTACATATATACGCTAGCCGCGTTAGGAGCGATTCGCGCCCATAGTGTTTCAGCACCGTTTTCTACGGCGTAATCAATCGTAAACTGACGTGCTTTGGCCGCCCATTTACCGCGGCCTTCAGGCAATATCATTACGTGTACTTCGTAAACATTAGGTGAAGACCATGCTAACACGTAACCGCCATGTTCGCCAAGTAAAAACCAGTTCTTGTCAAACTGAACTGCGTCGGTAAAGTCTAACTCACCTAAACTTATTGCGCCTATAAATGGACGAACATCCGGGTGGTTAGCCACCTCGTTTATTCGATCCACGTCAAAGCACCGTTCAAGCATTAGCTGACTAGCCGACCTGACGCGCGGATGTTAATTGCCGACGCCGTGCCAGCGATTGTGCTGATGAAGCCATTGTTAGGTAGCACATGACCAACCAGTTCAGGAAACGTATATGTCTCGCTGGCCTGAAGCGTTTTGGTCTTGACGATCAAGTTGTCGTTACCCGCTGTGCCCGCAGCCGTAATCAAGTTGACGCTAATCGTCGCAGCGGTTGCGCTGTAGTTAGTTGCGGTAAACTTGTCGATAATCGTCTGCACGCCATTCGACGTGTACTGCGTCGTTTGAGTTGCTTCCGCTGTCTTGGCGGGGATGATGTTACTGATAGACACGGACATATCTTATTCCTTATACCGAAGTGATAGTTTGCCAAGCTGCACCACTATATACACAGGCTTTGGCAAGAGTAGTATCAAATACCATAAGACCAGCGGCAGGGGTAGCTATGGCATTCTTTTGAGCAGTTGTCATGTTAGGTAGGCGAAAGCCTTTTGTTGTAGACTGGACATCCAAAATCGCTGATGCGTTTGCAGCCGCGCCGATCCCGACATTGTTGTTACCATCAATCAGGACCGCTACTATACCATTGGTGGAAATCCCAATTGTGTTGGCAGCAGAACGGAAGATGCCGGTGTCTGGGTCGCCTGCAAAAGTATACCCCGGTGCCGCAGCAGAACTTGCCGGTGCGGCTCTAATTATTCCGTTTAGATAAGTATTTCCCGCAACTTCTAGCTTAAACCCCGGAACCGCCGTTCCGATGCCGACGTTGCCTGAGGCATCCTTATAAACTTGCCCGCTGCCCAAATTAACAATGCCTGTGCCGCCCGTCAGCGTGGTTGTGTAGGCCACCGATGTAAACGCGCCTGTCGTTGGTGTGGTGGCACCGACAGTGCCGTTGATATTGATTGAGGCTGTGCCAGTCAGGTTAGTAACTGTGCCGCTGGAGGGTGTTCCTAGAGCGCCACCATTGACTATAAACGAACCCGCCGTGCCAACGTTGACCCCAAGAGCCGTGACTACGCCAGTGCCAGTTGTGACTGTCGCTGGAGCAAGCCCAGCACCGCCGCCCACAACAATCGCGTTGGCTGCAAGCGCAGCAGACGTTGCCCATGTTGTTCCGCTTGAAAAATAAGGTATACCGCCTGACGTACCCGCAACCGTAAGTGCTAAGGTTCCAGACGTTGTGATTGGTGACCCCGCAACAGAGATTAAACCGCCCGTGAAAGTCTGGCCAACGCTGGTGACTGATCCACTGCCTTTGTTGTTAAACGTATTCCAATCGGTGCTGGTCAAGTAACCGTTAACCGAAGTTGTAGCCGCAGGCATACTTATGGCTGGAGTTGTGCCGCCGCTAGACACAACGGGCGAAGTTCCAGTGACGCTAGTAACAGTACCTGATGCGCCGGTTAGAACGCCACCTGATAGCGTCAATCCACCAGCCACGCTTATTTCTTCCGCTGCTCCCGTGCTGGCGGTAGTGCGCCCCAATAAGCGGCTGGTAGCCATCGTAAGACCATTGGCAGAAGCATAGGCGCTAGGGGCAACATAGTCAGTTGCGGCTACTGCTGCTGACAGCGCAGTGCCGTTACCCTTTACCAAACCTGTAACTGAAGTGGATAGAGTGATTGCAGGAGTTGTGGTGGCGGTAGCAACGGTTCCAGCAAAGCCGTTTGCGGATACAACAGATACGCTTGTAACTGTTCCGCCACTGCCAGTTGCAGATATTGTTATTGAACCCGCGCCATTGGCAATAGATACGCCGCTACCCGCAATGAGCGTAGCTTTAGTCAGCGTATTGCCAGTTGTGTTGCCAATTAGAAGTTGACCGTCAGTGTAGGACGTTTGCCCTGTGCCGCCGTTAGCAACAGCCAAAGTGCCGCCAAGGGTCAGCGTACCGCTGGTAGTAATTGGTGAACCCGTAAAGGTTAAGCCGGTGGTTCCGCCAGACGCAGCGACCGAAGTGACAGTGCCGCTGGGGTTAGAAGGCGCCAAAGATAACGCTTGAATATCGCTTTGCACTATTGCCAAAGCAGACACAGACGCGCCTTCAGGTTGCGTTTCCGTAGCTTGCGTTGCAGACGCCAGCATGGCGTCGTATGTAGCTAACAGCGATGTTGTGTCTGGTGACAGCGTAACTTCTTCTTGGTTGGTCTGCGTAGCGGTTAGCAGCGACAGAAAGAACCTATACCATTCACGGCTAATCGCGCCTGTCCGCGGGTCGATAAATTCGACGCGCGGCGGCGTTAACTGTGTAGGGTTAATAGGTGCAAGTGCCATTAGGCGCTCGTTCCGCTAATTGCCAGTTCAGCACCCATAATGTAAATCCGTACAGGGTCTGTTCCAGACACTTCGTAGACGCGGTCGCGGATTTTCATTGTTGCGCCAAGGCGCCGCCAGATAGTACGCTTTCCGTATTTGCCGATAGCGCCCATCGACTTCCAATGTTCGTTTGACCATGTATGGCCGCCATCGTCGGAAAAGCGCAGCATAACTTGCGGATTATACCCCGGTGCGGCAGCGTAGGCTTGCGTTTCTAACACGTATCCGTTGTAATCTTCGGCGGGTTGCACTTGGGTAACCAATGGATTGTTATTATCGTTGGCTTCCGTGACTAACTGGTCAGCGGCTTGCGTAGTCAAAAAGCCTTGCACAAATTGGGCCACAAGGATGTTACCTGATTCAGTGGCAAGGTCTTCGGCATTGTAATCGGGATATAAGTTAAGCCCAACGCCTGTTTCGCAGTCAAGTTGCAACGCGTGCTGGATAGTACGCGTGAGGTTGTTAGCGCCTGTTGGTAACGCGCGCCATGACCGCAGCCATTTTTGCACTGCACCATCGTCAGCGTACACATTCAGGTCAAACTCATAAATCTTGCCGTTCTGGTAGTCCCCTACAACCGTGGTGGCGTTAAAGAACATCTGGCTATTAGCGCGGTGACGGTTAAAATCGCCGTTAGCAAACGACGCGCGTTCATGCCATGCGCCGGTAGCAACATCATACACCCATGTAGTGTCGGCGCTGGGAAAGTTTAGGACGTAAAAGCTGTGGCCGTCCTGCTGATAGGTGTAGCCAACAGCGTCTGTCAGGTTGGAGTACTCTTGCATCTGCCATTCGATAGCGTGCGTAGACACACGCTGACCGATGTAGCCCGCGGCCTTGTAGACGATCCCTTGACCGCGTGCGTCTTTACCAAGCCAATATACTTGGTTATCCATCTTGGCGATGCTGTAAGGGGCAGCGCAGCCCATTTCGTTAAACGCGCCTTGGATACGGGCCAGCGGAAAGTCGAGAAGCCCTGCGTCATACCAAACTTCAGTTGAGTTTGTGCCAAACACCCAGACTTCGCGGTGGTCTACAAAGATCGCAACGACATTATCTGGATTGCCTTCGGCGCTGGCAAATTCCAGCGGGTCAACACTAGTTCCTTCTAGTAATTGCGTAACCCAGATTTTCTGGCTGTTAGGTTCGCTGAACGTAAAATAACCGTCGATGTATCCGACTGTGCCTGCGCCGGGGAAGTCAGGGTCAGTGATTTGCTGGAACACGTCGGTGCTGACGTTGTAGATATAGCCTTGCGGGTTAGCTGCAATAAATAGCTGCGTACCATTGTCAGCCATGCTGACAGGCCCAGAGCCGCCCACAGTGCCTTTGGCTACCGCGGTCCAGTTGCTGTCGATTTTAAAAAGTGTGTCGCCGGACACAGCATAACCATAATTACCAAACGTCCAAAGACCGCGGATAGGGCCAGTGCCAACGGTAACTAAAGTAGTCAGCCCCGGCGCACGCTGAAGAAACGCTGGTTCCTTGCCGCCTTCAGGGACAATCTCAGGAAACAGGTTGACCATGCGGTTGTCAGCGGCGTTGACGCTTCTAGCGACATACGCCGACCCAAGGATCGGCGTTTTCATTTACGTTGTTACCGCTTTGATTACTGCAAAAGCAATTACAATAGCTTCGCTCAATGAGCCGGCAGTAATGTTCCGCACGTTAATGCTGGCTGAACCCGCGGTGGACTGAGCATTGAGCAGATAAGACCCTGCCGTGCCAACGTTGATGTGGTTTAGTATTAAAATATCGCCCGCCTCAATAACGGTGTTAGTTAATATAAAGCTGACCGTAGTATCTGCGGCAAGCGCGGCGGCGTTTAGTGTAATCTGGCCGGTTGACTTGTTCAACGTCACGCCGGTTGCCTTGCTAGTAGCTTGGGTAACTGTTCCGCCAGAGCCGGTTGTGTAGCCGTGTTTTCCGGTGCTGCTAATAACAATGTTTCCTGTAGTGCTTAGGCTTGTGCCGGTTGCAGCGCCAAGCACAGGCGTTGTCAACACCATAGAAGTGCTGGTGCAATTCGACAGGTTACCGCTGGTTGGCGTCCCTAGCACCGGCGTAACAAACGCGGGGCTGGTGAATAGGTTGGTTACGGATAATTGTTTGGTTGTACTAGTCGAGGCTTGAACAATCGGCAACACATCAGCGCCAGCTTGCGAAGCGGCAACAGGCAGCGCGGAGATAGCAATATTAGTCATTTAGTAATTCCCTGCATAGATGTTAAAGCGTTGGCGTGAAGCAATGAGACTGTACGGTATGGACATAATGTCATCAGGATTGTTGATGCGTTTGATGTTACGCTTTGAAGACATAGCAATGCGGCGGACCTGTGCCGATGGTTCCTCGCCAAACTCAGGCGCCATTTCGCACGCTAAGTTATAGCGGAACGCACGCAGATAGCCGGGCGGAAAACTTAAAGTTGTTGCCAGCGTTGCAGGCTGGGTTAGTTCTTCAACAGAAATAAAATGCCATTCCAGATCGCGTGTAGGCTTTGGATAGATGTACATCTCAATGTCGGGGAACGTCATGTTGATGAAGATGACTTGCGGGTATGTCGATGTGACGGTCTTGACCGCGATACCATTATACTGCTGCTGGTTGATAAATTTGATGCCGTAGCTGACGCCAGTACCGGGGTCTTTGAAATACGTGCTGTCATCCAGCAGCACAGGGCGGTTGCCTACAAAGTTACCTGTTGGCCCCAGCGTGCGCGAAAGTTGACCTGACGGCCATGTAAACACTTGGTCTTGTGTCGAGAAGACGGACAGGCGCTCTGTGTTCCAGCTATCAATCATCTGGTTCATGGCGCGCAGTGCGTCCTGCGACGTTTCTGCCGATGGGACTTCGCCTTCTGCCAGAACACCTAGCAGTCTAAGCGAACCGTTAATTATGTCGCCGGCAGTTTCCATTGGTTAAACCTTCTGCGTTGTGCGGCGGCGACCATTGCGCGCCGGCATTTCGTTGACTGACTCCTTTACAGGCTCGTCAGGATTATAGCGTTCCCAGCCAAAATCTTCATCATAAATCGCTTCTTCTTCTGAGATAGCAACTTTTGCCCCGTGGACATCGTGAACAAGATAGATGACAGCCATATAAAACCTTTAAAAATGGACGGCCCGAAAGCCGCCCAAATTAATTACGAACAGTGAATGACTGCAAAGTTAATCACTACTGCTTCTGACAGCGTACCGCCAGAAATGTT